TAGGTCACTCCCCATGCCCACCCGATCTCAGCGAGTACAGCGGCGATACGTTCGTGGGCGGTTTCGTTCGGCCGGTCGGGGAACAGCAGCGGGGTCACTAGGTCGGCTTTCGTGCCGTAGCCGGTCACCTCAATTTCGCGGTCGCGTGTGTCGTGGATGTCGCGTAACTGGAAGATTCGGAACGTGCCGATCGGGCCGTATGTTGCGGGGTCGCCGGTCTGCTGGATTCCTGCCCGTACCGGTGTGCCGACTGCCGGAGACGAGAACGATGCGGGCGGTGCCCATTCGACCCAATCGGCGGGGAAGTCGCGCCACGTCCACGTGATCGTGTCTGTCGGTATGTTCGTCGTCGGTATGTCCGAGCCGCGTTCGATCACGACAGAATGCGCGTACGGCGTGACATCGACCCAACGGGGGACGCTTGCGCCGGTAGTGCCGTCGCCGAACACGTCGTCGCCGAATAGTTCGGTACCGAATCGGCGGATGCCGTCCGGGTTGTAGAACGCTTCGAGTACGAACGAGTAGCCCGAGTTTCCGATCTCGCAGCCGTCAGCCATTGACGCCCCGCCATCTGTCGATCTCTGCCGCTGTTGAGCGTGGCGTCGCCGATCGTGGCATGTTGACTGTCAGGTTCGTCGTTGACCGGTAGTTGCCGCCGTCTGGTCGGCCCGGCTGATATCTGACGGGCGGGTTGTATTGGGGCTGTAACGGTATACCTGCCTGTCTGCGGATGTTCTCGATCTCTGCGTACACGGCCGCAAGGTCGCCTTCGTCAAACGACGTGCGTATCTTGGTGATCTGTTCCGCTGGCACGTTGTCGAGTTCCTCTAACCAATCAATCGTTGCGTCTTGCGCTGTCCGAATGTCATCGGTCGCACCGGAGAACGCAGCGTCGATAGCTGCCGACATTGCCGCGGTCTTGTCGCCAATCTCTAGGCTCCCTTTCCAGTCTTCGAGAACGCTCTTGGATTTGGCGAGCGCACGGTCGATTTCGGACAGGCCCCCGGTGGCGTCGGTTGCCATTGCCTGCCAACGTTTGCCGGCTGCGTCTACTGCTTTCGCGGATGCGCCTACGTCGTCGGCGAGGTCGATAGTTGCGTCGGCGAGGTCGAGGGTGTCGTCGGTCGCGTAACCTAGTCCACCGGCTGCGTCGGTAAGTAGCCCGTATGCGGAGGTAAGGCCGGTGACGTTCGCTGTCCATTCGGCGATGTCGGCGACGGCGCTAGGGAAGTCTTCGAGCGATACCCGGAACCGTTCGATCTGGTCGCCGAACAATGTCAGCACCGGCAACGCGGCCTGCCCAATCGTTAACGCGATTCCGTCCCATTGTTGCTTGAGGTCGGCGACCTGTGCTTTGAGCTCGCGGGCTTTGCGTACGTCGTCTTCGTCGATGACGTTCGCTGAGCCGACATCGTTCAACAGGTCTTCGAGTGAGCCGCCTTGGGCGATAATCGCCGAGATCTGCCGCACGCCTTCTTCGCCGAACAGCGTCGCGCGTTCCGTAGCCGACAGGAGGTCCCATCCGTCGATGCCTGCCCGTAACGCTTCGACCGGATCCTGTACCGCCGACAGGGTAGTACCGAGCCGTTCCGCAAGCTCTGCGTTGTCGGCCATGCCACCGGCAATTTGAAGACCTATGTCAGCGATGTCGTTCGATTCGATGCCGACACGCTTGAAGACGGCGACGAGCTTCGAAGCGGTTTCCACGTCGGTATCAAGTGCGGTCGCGAGCACGTCGGCTTCGATAGCGGCGTCGGCGGCTGCGTCAGCGGCGAAGACGAGACCGGCACCGAGAGCGACAGCAGCGCCGGCCGGCCCGCCAGACGCGAGAGACGACGCCAAGCCCTTGGCGGATACGTCAACGTCGTTGAGCGAACCGAGGAGACCGTCGAGCTGACCGCCGTCGCCGAGCGCTTTGACTTCGTCGTCGGCGTCTTCGAGCGACTTCTCGACCTTGCCGATCTCGCGTATCGCTGTCTTACCGTCGGCGTCAATAACGAGGGTGTACCGCGAAGCTCTTTTAGCCACGGCCGAGCCGCCTTTCTACTTCGATCGCGACCTGAGTCTCGAACGCCGGCAAGATCTTGTCGGCGGTGTTGTCGATCACGTTCGGCGCGAGCGGCGCGATACCGGGATGGTTCCCGGAGCGCTGCGAGCCGCCTTCGATGATTCCCCAGAGCGACGCCGGCGAGAACTTCATCGTAGCACCTTCGGTCAGCTTCGTCGTAAATCTGACTTTGCCGGTGAACGCTTGGTCTTTGACCGGGAAGTTCCGCATACGCCGATCACGGCCGATCGCCTTTTCTAAGTCTTTGCGAGCCGACTTTGACAGCTTCTTTCCGACCGCTTTGAGGGCGTCACGCGACAGGGTGGCGTCGCGTAACGCCCGTTCGAGCGGGCCTACATCGCGGGCGAATTGCTGTTCGAGGCTCGCCACATTACGGGCGGGGCGTCAGAACAGGTTTCGCGGTGCATGGCAGCGACGTGGTGTTCTGCCAAATGTTGTCGCCGGGACCGCCGAACGTGCCCGCCTGACCGATGACCTGACCGGTCGCGGTCGGCAACGTCGCCGCTTCGGGCGTGAACTCGAAGTAGAGCGGCTCGCCGTCGTTATCCCAGAGCAGCTGAGACAGCGAGTTCGTGACATCGCTTCCCCAATCGGACAGCCAGGTCAGGTCGATCGCGTACGTCGATTTTTGGGCGAGGGTCGTCGGGCCTTCGCAATACGTGCCGGCGACCTGAATCAGGTTTGCGGATGGCGTGATCGTGAAGTTTTGGATCTGACATTCGTACTGATCGGACGGCGACGCGGTGATACCGAGAGCGATCGTGCCGCGGCCGAAATTGATGATAGGAGCAGCCATTGCGGCCTACTTTCGTTTGATGGTTGGGTTAACAGAGTTCGTGGTCGGATGGGAAAGAGCAGGCCACGGTCATGGTGAGCGCCGGTTGCGCCGCGTCGGCCTGGCCGAACACCGGGATATCCAGCTCTAGGGCGACTTTCTCGCGCATGAGCAGCCCGACGACTTCGGCGGTTTTGGCTGACAGGCTGTCAAAGTTGAAGACGTTTCCGGACCCGATCGCGTATCGGATCACGATGTTCGTTTCGTTCCAGAGTGCCCGGTAGCCGTCCATCACTGACAGGCCGGTCGGTTCGATCGAGATACACGGTAGGCCTTTGTCCGGTTCCCCAGGCCGGACAACAGGCAAACCGGCGGCTTCGATGACGACGGCGAGTTCTTCGTATGTCATCACGCGATCCCAAAGTTTTGGCGTAGGTGCCGCCAGTATTCGTCTAGATGCGTGTACAGGTTCCGGGGGACACGTGAGCCGGTGTACGTCGGGTCGAACTCTGAGATCGCGCCGGGTGTCGGCGAGTCCTGGTGCATACGCATGGCGAGCAGCGGGATACCGAATTGGGACAGCATGAGATCATCGTTCGTCATGTCGTCCACGGGGTAGCCCGTATCGCGGACGATGTAATCGACAGCGGCCGTCACGCTGACAAGCGCGGCGACTTCGGTGACACCGAGCCGCGCAGCAACGTCAGCGGCGATCAGGGTCAAGTCGAGGGACATCACGCCACCTTTCTGTTACTGCGCGGCCCGGATCTCATGCGCCGGAAAGAACCGAGACGATGCCGGTCGGGACGTACGGAGCGAACAAACCCATGCCGAACACGCCGGCGTTAAGTCCGGCCTTCTCTACGTCGTTCGCTTCCATGTTGATAGGCCCATCCTCGTGCCAATCACCGGTCGATGGGTTCGAGACGATCATCGTGCCCGAGGCAAGGAATCGGTCATGGATGACCGGCAACCCGGACACGTTGACGGTCAGGGTCGAGGCCGTGGCCTCACCTGACACGTTCTGGGTGCCGTACGGTGCCGGCAACAGATCCGCGAGTCCGCCGATCTTCTGCCACACGTCCGACGCGACGAGGACGAACGTGGCCGGCATGTTGGTGGCGTTCTCGACTTCGGTGGACACCTGGAACAGCACCTCGCGGAGCTCTGCGGCGGTACCCGATGCCGGGTTCCACGTCGCGGTGGATTCGGTCGCGGCGGTCACGACAGCAGCAGCGCAAGCCGTGTCGGTCGTGATCGCATAGCCGCGATACATGGCCGAATAAAACGCGTTCAGGTAGGCCGGTGACGAGCGCCGCAGAATCTGAAGCGAGATGTCCGCGGCACCGGAGTACGAGGCGAGCGCTTTGGTGACGTCGGTGACGTTCCAGACGGCCGACGTGACAGGGTTTTTTTCCGCTGCCTGCGGGCCGACGAGAGTAGACTCGTCGTTCGCGTTGACTGCCCAAGTGACCGACGTACCGGCACCGACGGGCACCGACTGGGTACCGAACGCCGAGATCGTCGGGCGACCGAAATCAACGGTTTGCTTGATGCCTTCGACCCATGCGGGCCGGTCAACGCCGGGGCTGTTCGCAATGATGTTGTCGGCGAGCACACGGTGCAGGTCGGGCGACGCGTCACCGTGCAGCACAGCATGGTTGAGGTCGCCGAGGCTGCGGAACTTGTCGAGTTCGTGGCCGACGGGCTCGCTGGTGCGGTCAACGTCGGCGATAATTTCGCGTTTGAGGTCGTCACCGAACGACGCCAGGTCGGCGGCCGTCACGGCGTCAATGGTGGTTTCACTCATGGTCTGTTCTCTTTCGGGTTGGTTTTCTGGGAGTTCCCGAACCGACAGGATCGGTGCGGAGTGCGCCGGCTTGAACGCCATTGCAATGCCGTTGATCTTCGCGGCGACACGGTGCAGCACCCCGTCGGCTTCGAAGTCGGACGGCGACGGCTGAAACTCGACTGACACGGCGTCAATCGCACCGGAGCGGATCAGCGCAAGCGTGTCGTTCCCTGCCGCCGTTTCGGCAAGGTGCAGGTCGATGGTCGGTTGAGGGTCGGGGCTGTATGAGTCGGCGACGGCGTGGCCGATGAGGTCGCCGCCGTGCGACGACTTGACCCGGATCTTGCCGGCCGGTTCCATACTGTCGAACGCTTCGCGGTACGTCGTGCGACCGTCGTCTGACACTGTGCGAGGCTCTCCCCATTCGGCGAGCTGTACGGTGACTGTGCGGCCGTCACCGGCCATGATGTCGGCGGACTCTCGGTGTAGTTCAGACATTCGGAACCTCTGGCTCTGGAATCGGTGCGGTGGAAGGTGCGAGGCCGCGTCGGTCTCGGATCTCGTCAACGGTCATGATGCCGGCTGCGATCAGTTCTGCATCGACCGTCACTTGTGCTTCGGTGTCAAGGCGGGTGATGCCGGTCGTGTCGAATCGGGCGACGTCGCCACGCGGAAGGTACTGGGTAAACGCCGCTTCAATCCGTGACAGGTAGCTGGTCTGCAATGTCGTGGACAGGAACCGGCGAGCCTCATCGCGACTCGTCGAGTACGTCAGCGACGACTGAGCAAGCGTGTTCAACCATGTCGGCGGAATGCCGAGGACACGGGCAACGGTCGCGTCAAGATAGTTGATTGCGTCGAGCACGAGGGCATCTTTCGCTGACACCGGGTCGAACGTTTTGAGTTCGAGGTCGCCGGAGATGACAGCGGGCCGCGACTGTTCGCGGGCTTGCTGCCACGCTGCGAGCATTTCGGCCGACTTCTCTTGGCCGAGCCGGGTTTTCGAGACGAGCGCATACGGCGGAGTTGCGGCTGCGCCGTAGTAGAACGCCGAGAACGCCATCGCCGTGTTCAACTGCACGAGCGCCTGGTCGATCTTGACGAGCGGCGACGACCCAACAACCGTCTCGGCTTCGAGGACGAATGGCACGTACTGGATTTCTTTTGACGTGAGGGAGCGTTGACCGTCGAGGAGGACCGACGCGAACCGGGTCGCTGTCGGATTCAACGTGTACGCGATCCGGTGCGGTGAGATCACTTCGACAGCCAACGGGAAACCGTTCGCGCCGGTCGCCGTGGTCAACAGCCAAGCGCCGCCGTGACGCGTAAAGCTGTTCACGACCTTCTCGAACGTGTCGATTGACGGTTCACGAGGATCTGGGCGTCGCAGAAACTCGGGAGTCGGTAGCTCTTCGCCGCTGTCGCGTTTGTAGGCCTTTAACGGGAACGACGACACAAGGTCGGCGATCAACTGTCGGCCGGCGACGACCGTAGGGATCGAGAACGGGTCGGCGAGCTGCGCGGATTCGCTGATGCCGCCCGCGACGAAGTTCGCGCCGCCGCCACCGAACAAACGCTCGAAGATGCCCACGGGCAACAGAATACCACGGAACGCAAGGCGACAATCACTATCCGTGACGATTAACGCGCAGCGTGAACACGCCACCACTCACGGTGACTAGGTGAGGGTTGGAGCCTGCGAAGCGTAAGCGTCGGGATGCACCGACAACGCCAGAGACGCTGCGATGAGCGGTGAAGTGTCAGCCTCAGAGGCTCGACGGGCGAATGACCATCCGCCGTCGCCGTACATTCGCCGCCGTGCCCCTTCGACTGCTGCGACCATCGACACGTCAGGCCGGAACCGTAGCCCGCCCGTCGAAACGCCGGCCGCCATCGACGCCGCCGCCGCCGCTACCTCACGCTGCCCCAATGCTTTGAGAGGCACACCGAGGGCTTTGAGAGGCGCGACGAGGACACCGGCCGGCCCGCCGTAGTCCAATGCGACAGTTGCGCAGTCGCGGCGGTCGTAGATCGACGCGACGAGCTGAGGTACCCAATCAGGCCCGCCAGGCCGATGGTCGATCACTTCGAGGACGTCGCCGCCGATGCACGCGACGAGCGCCGTTGTCGCCTGGTCCGGTGAACAATCTACGCCAATCGTGATCGTCGCTGTCTGGTCGGCGTTTTCATCCATCATCGAACGGCGGAACATCGGCAGATCGATAGGCGAACCAGACGCACCGGACCGGTTCGTAATATTCAGGATCGTCCGGTAAAACTGCTCGCGGTTCGCGTCATACAACGATTGGAGCTGAGCGAGACGCAGCCCGCCCGGGTGAGCTTGCAGCCATGTTTCGGGGTCGTCGCGGTCCAAATGGTCAACATCGGCGGTCCACTCCATGTGGCAGAGACCGCGCCCGGTGTCCGCCACCGACGCCGCCCGCCCGGCGTCAAGCAGACCTGCCCACCAAGTAGACGACAGGTCACCGGCCGCAGACGTAAGGAACAGTTGCCCGCGAGTCGTCAACAACGTCGGCGCGATCGCCGTCTCCAGATCGTCGCCACGTTCGCTTGAGAACGCGAAGCACTCATCGACCACCACTAGATCGGCTTCCGAGCCGTGCAGGGCCGTAGGGAGCGGCGAGAAGAGACGGAGAAACGAACCGTTCGGAACCGTCAACGCTTCGGAACCATTCGCCAACCGTTGCTGAAACAAGCCGGCAAGGTCACTGTCGTCAAGCATCGGAACGAACGACTCACGCAAATGCAACACGGCGGACTGCCGGTTCTGGGCAGTGAAACGCACACCAACACGACGCGCCGACAGCATCGCCCGAACCATCATCATCAGCACAAGGAACGTCTTGCCGGCACGACGCCCGACACTGAGCGACAGCCGATCATAGGCGTACACAAGCTCACCAGTCTCGTCATCCGGCACAAGCTCCAAAGCAACGTCAGCAAACCGACGCTGGAACGGCTTGAGCGAGTAACCGAACCGTTGCGCAACCGCCTCAACCGCTGCGCCGTGCGTAGGCCGTTCCTCACGGCGTCGCGTACCGAACTGCGGTTCAGCGATAAGCGAACGTTGGCTAGGACTGAGAGTTACTGAGCGCTTCGAGTTCGGCAAGTAAGGCCCCTTCACTTGTCGCTGCCGGGTCCGGTGGCGACAACTCGTCGTAACGGTCAAGCAGCGCAGCAACAGCCCGACACACCGACGCCCATTCCGCCGCCGACTCCGCCGCGTCTGCCTGCTCAAGGCCGGCGAAGATTAAAAGCCGCCGCGTTTCCATCGTGTCAACCATGACGGACACGGTATCAGACCAAAACGGACTCAACCGAATACCACGGAAAGCGGTCGCACGCTGGGCCGATCTGACACAACCCCGCTACAAAACCCCTGGTAGGGGAGATATTGCGGG